GCCGCTTGGGCATTTGCTAAATCATCTAAAAAATGGCACGATTGGTTATACAATCACAAATACTTTGGTCCGTTTCTAACAGGTTGGACTAAACATAAAGTATTTCCACAATATGCAAAGTACTCAATGTTAATTGTTATGGCAAGTTCACTTGCAATACTTTGGCATAGTACACATAATTTAAATGCATTATTATGGTCAGGTGGATTTATGTTTCTATGTGCTGTATGGGCGTGGAGATATCCTGCAACAAAAGAAATTGCAGACGCAAGAAAGGCCGCAGGTAAAAGGGTAGCTTGGTTATGATAGAAAATAAAGAAACAAATTTTTCAAGTCAAGTTGAAGACATAGATGTAATGAAAGGTGGCAATTTAAATTTTGGTCCTTATGTTGCACACTATAAAATTCATCAACATTTATTAGAAGGACTTTTACAAAGAGGTGATAAGAGTAAACCTGGTTCAGGTAATCATAACTTGGCAGGTATAATGGAAGACCAAAGAGGTTATACGCAAGAAGATAAGAAATGGTTTATAGACCATTTCCAACCTTACGTAACTGACTATGTTGAATCTTCAGTAAAATATGCTGGTCAACAAGTTGATTATAGTAAACCAACTCCATCATTTTCAACTAAATTTACATTAATAGATTTATGGATTAATTATATGAAAGAGAACGAACAAAATCCAGAACACTCTCACGGTGGTATGTTATCTTGGGTTATATTTTTAAAAGTTCCTGATTTAGAAGAAGAACGAAGAAATTATAAAGGTAAGAGTTATGGACCAGGTGGTGTTACGTTTCATTACGGTGAAACATCTAATCCAACTTGGGCACAACACTCATATGGTTATATGCCTGAAGTTGGTGGGATGTGGATATTTCCTGCACAATTAAGACACCAAGTAACTTCTTTTAAAACTCCAGGTGTAAGAGTAAGTGTATCAGGTAATTTATTTTTTAATCATCCTAATGATACATCAAAGACACTTGAAGAAGAAAACTTACAAAAACAAAATATGGACTTTGCAAGTAGAGTCGCTCAAAATATAAAATGAGGTTAATACAACCTATATTCGCTAGTTATTCTACAAGAGATACTGGATTAGGTGAAGACAATAAAATCTTTAATGCGTGGAAAGAAATTAATGAACGTGTTAAGAAAGATATTGATTTAGGAGTAAAAGAATTTCTTTTATTCTATGTTCCTGAATTTAAGTTAGGTGAAAAATCTGATACACATAGAGGTGATGAACATATTGATTCACATAAGTTTGACCAAGTATGTGTAACTGCCGCTAGTCTTTCAAGAGATATACAACCACATTGTAGATTAATTGTAGATGTTTGTTTATGTTCTTATACACAGGACGGACATTGTTGTATCATAGGCGACCAAGAAAAAACAGATAAATTATTATTAGACCAAGCAAAATCAATTTATACAGCGTCTGGTGCTACAATAGCGCCAAGTGATTGTCAAGACAATACAGTTAAAAATATTAAAGCAGTAAAAGATGGTAATATAGATGTTATGAGTTATAGTACCAAATTTCGTTCAACATTTTATAGAAGTTGGCGAAATGCAATGAAAATATCAAAAGGTATTCATAGACCTTATCAATTAGATGTATCAGATAAAGCAGCTGCAATTAATCGTTCTATAAAATATTCAAAAGATGGTGCAGATGAATTAATGTTAAAACCAGGTATTACTAGTTTAGATTTAATTCAAGGCATAAAGAAAGCAACTGACAAACCTGTTGGTGTATATCAAACATCAGGAGAATGGTTAGGTATAGGTGCTCCTGGTAGTTTAGAAGAAACATATCATATATTCAAAAGAGCAGGTGCAGACTATATGATAACTTATGGGGCAAGACGTTTAGCAAGACATCATAGACAGTAATACTCATAAATAGTAGTATTATGAGTAAACACTACCAAACGGTAGAAGACCTAGATATTAATTTAGAGGAGCTAATAGCGTGTTATGAACAGTTTAAAGAATCAAAAGGTTTTTCTACAGACAATCCTGATAATATAGACTTCAATGCTATATGTATCAACCGTAAACCTGGAGACCCCAAATCAATCTCTGGTGGTAATATCCGTGGAATCTATTGGACCTATCCTGACAATACAGGTAAAGAAGAACAAAGACTTGAAGAAGTCAACGAAGAAGAATACACTCAAATTTGTCCAGAATTTAAAAACACGTATATTGAAACTCTTTACGATTATTTAACATTAAGATTTAAGTTAGGTCGTGTTCGTTTTCTAATGAAACCACCTAGAAGTTGTTTAAGTTGGCACCGTGATCCCGAAAAGAGATTACATATCCCAATGATAACAAATGGTGGTAGTAGAATGGTTATTGAAGATGAGAGTTTTCATATGCCAGCTAATGGAAATGCTTATATTACTGATAATACGAAATATCACAACTTTTTTAATGGTGGTGAGACTCAAAGAGTTCACCTAGTTGCAACTTTATTAGATTCTAGTGATTCAACTACTGATTAGTCTTGTTCAGAATACAACGTTTGCGAGTATAGAGCTAAAATAAACATAGCAATTCCTAACAATGACAAAGTACCACACAAAAACCAATTATCGTTCATAGGAATTCCTTTATAACCGCCGTCAATTGCACCGACAGCGCCGATTAGACAGAAAGTTCCTCCTATTGATAGAATAATAGTTAAATATTCAAGTATTTTTTTCATAATGTTTCCTTTTTTCAACTTATACGTTAAATATATACTAAAAATAGAAAAAAGTCAAGGGAAAAATTCAAAAAAATGAGAAAAATTAAGATTTTTTTAGTTATTTGTTCGCTTTTTGTTCTCGTTTCTTGCGGAAAAGTGCATAATTGCAGATTTTCCTATGATATTGAGAAATTCCCGAGTCGTTCTGGACTTTACACTTGTAATTTTTAGTATAAATATACGACTATGACTTATTGCAACAATTGTGGTAGGGAATCCCATTGTGGAGAACCGAAATTTGAAATGATGGAAGCTAGGAAAATAGAAATCTGTAGATATTGCAGATGTGATGATAAAAAATGTAAAAGAAAGTTGAGCAAACAGAATGTCAAAAGAAAGAAAATTTAAGTTTACTGATAATAAAGAAATTAATGAAGAAGTAACTGCTATGAGTTGGAAAAAGGCAGTTAAATCTTTTCAAAATAAAGTAAAAACACCCTTAATCTTTATTGAATGGATAAGTAAAAAAGGTGTTGAAATGACAAAGTGGCAAAAACTACCCATTGGTAGAAAAGACAAGTTAGGAAGATAGAATATGTCAAAATTAGAAACACTAGTTGAAGAGTTAGGTAAATTAACAGTAGTTGAAGCGGGTGAATTAGCAAAAAAATTAGAGAAAACTTGGGGTATAGATTTAGCGGCTATACAAGGAAGCGCACCTGCACCTGTACAAGAAAAAACAGAAGAGTCTTTATTCAAAGTTACGTTAACAGGTTTTGAAGATAGTAAAAAAATTAGTGTTATTAAGGCAGTTAGAGCATTTAAAGATATGGGATTACTTGAAGCAAAGAATTTTGTTGAAGGCGTTCCTTCTGTAATTGCAGAAGACCAACAAAAAGAAGAAGCAGATAAGATTAAAAAAGATATAGAAACAGCTGGAGGAAAAATAGAAATAAAATGATAGAACCAATAGACACAAAAAAAGTAAAAGAATGGTTTACTAAAAGTTCAGTACCAAATTGGGCTATAGTAGTTATCGTAGTTATTTGGATACTTGCATAATGCCAGGTATTAGTAGAAAAGGCGACCAATTAACAACTGGACATACTTGTTCAGCAATAACTACATTAGCAACACCAACACAATCTACTGTCCGAGCAAATAATATATTAATAGCAAGAAAAACAGATAAAACTGTTTCTCATCCTTTCTCACCACCACCTTTATGCCCACCACACGTTGCTAAGGTTAATAAAGGTTCTTCTACGGTTAGAGTTGCAGGATTGCCTGTATCACGAATTGGCGATAGTGCAGATAATGGACAATTAATTAAAGGTTCAACTACAGTATGGGCGGGATAACTGTATAAATATTACAGTTATGGCACAAAACAACCAAGCATTTTTAGGCGATTATACACCAGAGGTTAAAAGCTCTAGTAAAAGACAATCTAGGAAGTTTAAAGATATAGATTTAAACTTTGATAGACATCCAGTTACTAATGATATTAATGTAGTTGAAGACGCAATAGCAATAAAAAGGTCTGTTAAAAACTTAATACAAACAAATTTCTATGAAAGACCTTTCCATCCAGAATTAGGATGTGGTATAAGAGAAATGCTATTTGAAAATTACACACCAGTAATTTCAGTATATCTAAAAAGAAAAATAGAAGAAGTATTAATTAATCACGAACCTAGAATTGAGTTAACAGGTATTGTTATTAATGGAGATGATTTTGAACAAGGACAGGCTTCTGAAATAGTTGACGCTGGTAGATTAGCTTCTAATGATATAGACGGTAATAGATTACGTATAGATATTTATTTTAATATCATAGGTACACCAAGTCCACAATCAATGTCAATGAATTTACAAAGGTTAAGATAAGATGGCACAACACAAATTACAAGTATCAGAATTAGATTTTGATAAAATAAAAGCAAATTTAAAAACTTTTTTACAAAGTCAAACTCAATTTCAAGACTATGATTTTGAAGGATCAGGTTTATCTATTTTATTAGATGTACTATCTTACAATACTCACTACTTGTCATACATTGCTAATATGTCAACTAATGAAATGTATTTGGATAGTGCTGATATTAGAAAAAATATTGTTTCATTAGCAAAGATGTTAGGATATACTCCTACATCTCCTAGAACACCAAGAGCAGTTATTGATGTTGTTGTTAACAACGCAACAGGTTCATCCGTAACTATGCAGAAGGGAACAGTTTTCACAACTACAGTTGATAAAACAGATTATCAATATGTAACTAATGCAGATACAACAATTTCACCAGTAAATGGAATTTATAAATTTGAAGATGTAACTGTTTATGAAGGAACATTGGTTACAT